AACGTGATGAAATTATTGAACGTGTGCGTGAGTTCAAGTACGAATTCAAAGAGCGACCAGGCTGGGAAAAAGGCTCACCCAAGCGTGTGAACAACTTGACCAAGTACGGCAAGGAAGAAGAACGCCTAGGCAAAGCCAACATGCCCGGACATGTACGTGCGGCATTGAACTGGAACAACTTGCGAAGAATGAACTCTGACAACTACAGTATGCAAATCGTTGATGGCATGAAGACCATTGTGTGCAAACTCAGAAGCAATGCTCTGGGCTGGACCAGCATTGGCTATCCCACAGATGAGATGCACCTGCCGCAGTGGTTCAAGGATTTGCCTTTTGCTGACACAGAAATGGAAGCCACTGTGGTAGATCAAAAGATTGACAACTTGCTGGGCGTGTTGGACTGGGACTTGGCTGCGGCCACCAACACAGAAAACACATTTACATCATTATTTTCTTTTGAATGAAACTCAGCGAACTGGTTGGCTACTTGAACTTGTTGGACAGCAATGAACTTGCTCCTGACTATCATGCGGCTGTCAAAAAGTTTCATGAAATAGGCCATGTGATTGCAAATCATGCAGTGCAAGTTGATGAATATGGCAGTGCATTTGTTGAAAAAATCAACGCTATTGCTCGTGAATTTCAACATGCACAATCTGCCTTGGATGATCTCAAAGCCAATGTGCGTGAACAAATCTCAGCACTCGAACCTGCACAGTATCAAGCCAGTCAACGACTGTACGAAGAAGAGATGTGCTACGAAACCACGGAGTACATCCTAAATCGACGACTCAGCATTGATCCTGACAGCCGACTGTTACTCACTGGGCGACTGCTACAGTACACAGATTGGCGATTGCCCGGACTGATCATGCGTCCAGGGCGTGAAAAGTTCATCGAAGACTTGGTACCATTGGATCCATTGTATCTTGTGGATCAACATGAAGAACTATTGGATCCTGCTGTGCAAGCATTTACAACAGAATATCAACGCCGTCTAAGACCATATGTTATCAACGATTATGAACATGCTGATGCATTATGGCAATTGCCTGTCAACCAGTATGGATTGATATTTGCCTACAACTACTTTAACTACAAACCCATAAAGGTGTTGCGTCATTATTTAGACAGCATGTTTGCTAGACTCAGACCCGGCGGTGTGGCCATATTCACCTACAACGACTGCGATTGGGCACATGGTGTGGCCTTGGCTGAGAAGAATTTCATGTGCTATACGCCTGGAAGAGAAATACAGGCCTATTGCAATCAAATTGGTTTTGAAATCCTTTCAGTCAATCGTGGCCAAGGCGATATTGCCTGGATGGAAATACGCCGACCTGGCGAAATTGAATCCCTTAGAGGCGGGCAGAGCCTGGCCAAAATAGTTGCACATTAGTAAAAAAATCTATATAATCATACAACATAGGAGTATACATGAGAGATTATCTTAAAGACTTGGTAGAACACACACACGATCTTGGCTGCATTGACTTGATCAAAATCACCGGAGACGACAAAAGCACAGCCATTGTGGGTGTGGCAGAAGACTTGAGTGTGGTATTAGAAGGTGAATTTAAAAATCCACACCCAGATTTTATTGGCACATTTGGCATGCCCAACTTGAACAAACTAAAAATCTTGTTAAACTTGCAAGAGTACAAAGAGAATGCCAAACTCAAATTAACTAAAAAAGCCACAGGTGCACCTGATGGTATTGAGTTTGAAAATGCCACTGGGGACTTCCGCAACACATATCGTTTCATGGCAGCAGAGATTGTAAACGACAAACTCAAAACACCCAAGTTCAAAGGTGTGACCTGGCACATTGAATTCGAACCCACTGTGGCTGCTATTCAGCGACTGCGTATGCAAGCACAGGCCAATGCCGAAGAACCCAACTTTCAAGCCAAAACTGAAAACGGCGATTTGAAGTTTTTCTTTGGTGACCACTCAACACACGCTGGTAACTTCGTTTTCCATTCAGGTGTCAACGGTCAATTGAAACGTGCTTGGAGTTGGCCGGCCTCACAGTTCATGGCTATCATGGCATTGACTGGGGACAAAACCATTCGCATCTCAGATGATGGTGCTGCCAAGATCACTGTGGATTCAGGCGTGGCTGTTTACAACTACATTTTACCAGCACAAAGCAAATGATAAAATCAAAATTGATGCGTAACATTAACTATCATTATTTCAATGATAGGTACACATCAGCTTGGACGTTGAGATTGAAATTTCTTTACTTTTCTCTGCGTCATGACAAAGTAACAAACACTTGGCATCACTGTGTTAAATTTATAAATGATTTAGATATTTTAGGTTTGTATCATGAAATAGATTGGAACACCAAAACAAAAACTCAAAATGCAAGATAATCTAACCGCCAAGCAAAATGATTACGCTGTGTTCTTACCGGCTATATCAGGTTTCTATGCCACGTTTGTGGGCAAGCAACGCAACGAGCCGTATGTGGATCCTGCAAGGTTTCCACAAGGCTTGACTGACATGGAACAGATGAACTGGCTCAACAGTCAGAAGGCATTGTTTCCGTACAAGTGGTCACTGTACTCTGGTGGTCATGCCAACTTGGATTTAACCAAGCAAGATTGGTCAGAGGACATGGTTCGCAATCGCGAGCCAGGCACTTTCATGCTTGGCGACTCTGGTGGATTTCAGATTGCCAAAGGCCTGTGGGAAGGCGACTGGAGAGCCAACTCGGGTTGTGCCAAGGCCGAAAAGAAACGCAGTAGTATTCTAAAGTGGTTGGACACTATCAGCGACTATGGTATGATTCTTGATATCCCTACCTGGGTTATTCATGACAAAAAAGCCAGCGATGCTTGCGGTATCAAGACACTGCAAGAAGCAGTGGATGCTACCAAGTACAACAATGAATACTTTATGCGGCATCGCCGAGGCAAAGCCAATGGTGGTGCTAAGTTCTTGAATGTGTTACAAGGTGATAATCACACGTCGGCAGAAACATGGTACCAAACCATGAAACAATACTGTGACCCTGTGCAGTATCCAGACACACACTTTGATGGTTGGGCCATGGGTGGTCAGAACATGTGTGATGTGCATTTGGTGCTGAAACGTTTGATCGCACTCAAGTATGATGGATTACTACAACCTGGCGTACATGATTGGATGCACTTCTTGGGCACATCAAAGTTGGAATGGGCTGTGCTACTCACCGTGATTCAAAGAGCAGTTAGAAAATACGCTAACCCCGAATTTACTATCTCCTTTGATTGTGCCAGTCCATTCCTCGCCACAGCCAATGGACAAGTGTACTTTGAAAATGTGTTTGAACATGATTCCAAATGGTCATATCGCATGGCACCGTCAGCAGATGACAAAAAGTATTCCACAGACACACGCAAGTGGTCAGATGGTGTGGTAGCAGATGGCATCTACCCACGTTGGGAAGATTCACCACTCAGCAACATGCTCAAGATGAAAGACATCTGTATCTACAAGGCAGGTACACCCAAACCAGGTGTTGTGCTCACAGAAGAAAACTTCCGAGACCCTAACTTGTATGATGTGTTGCCAGATGTCAACAAAAATGGCAAGTGGGGCAAGACATCATGGGATTCGTTCTCATATGCATTGCTGATGGGTCATAATGTTTGGATGCACTTGACTGCTGTGCAAGAAGCCAACCGTCGCTTTGATGCAGGAGAACATCCTGCTATGATGCGCCGTAGTACTGGTGACTATGCCAAGTTTGAAGACATTGTGGAGGCCATATTTGCCGCACCCACACGTGAAGATTCAGAAGCCATTATTGAATATTATGATGACTACTGGATGGAAATCGTGGGCACACGTGGCTTCAAAGGCAAAAAAGCCAAGAACGCACGTACCCAATTCAATGCACTGTTTGAGTACGAACAAACCGAACAAGAAGATTTTGATTCCGGTAAACTTGATACATTAGAGGCCACAACATGAACAGAGCAGGACATGAAAACGTAGATTTTTTTGTAGGAACAGAAGTAGAACGCACACCAGCATTTGGTCGACGCACACTGTTTGTGGTGGGGGTGCAACCTATCCAAAACATTCAAGATTGGTTGGACGATTATCATTCCTATGAAGATCGATCTTATCATATCGAACACGTTTTCTTTGGTGCCAATCACAGTTTTGATCCGCAACAAGCCGAAGAATGGGCACAGTGGGAACGCATGATCACACACTTTTTGGCACGTGGTTATCTTTGCACTTTGGACATTCCCATTAGTGCAGTGGAAGAGTTCAATGATGGTTCACTTTGTGACTACCGCAACTTCGTTCCGCAGATTCGAGTAAGTGTACCGTATACAAAACTGTGGAATTATAATACAATGTTAAAAATAGATGACAAGGACTTTGACGCTACCAATCCCGGCGTCTGGTGCCACAGTCTACACAGCCTAATGAGCCGTGAGACATTTACTTCATGGGATGATTACAAAGGTGATAAGAAACTATGAAATGGTTAGACAACTGGATATTGAAACGTGCCAAGTATCTTAGAAACCGCGATGATACAATGACATCAGTGAATCGTATACAAACCTCATTGAGCAGCGGTAATGACGATCGACCCAGCATTGGCGGCAGCAAGCACAGAATGAATTTTACTGTGTATCGTGCCAATGGTGGCATGATGGTAGAATACAACCGATATGATGATCGCAAGGATCAACATCACTGTGAACTGCACATTGTACATCCAGATCAAGACCTTGGTGAGGCACTGGGCAAGATTGTAACATTTGAAAGTTTGAAATCATGAACCAAGTCGAAAGAGATCGAGCAGAACGTGTGATGAGTGAAGCCAAGCGACAGATCTGGGTCACATGGCAAAAAGAAGGCATCCATAAATATCCTGCGGCCGCAACTGATCCTGCATTGGCCACTGGAGATGAATATGATGTATCGTTTCTTGCTAGTCCTCATCGTCACATGTTTCATTTCCGGGTGTGGATTGATGTGTTCCACAATGACCGGGACGTGGAATTCATCCAATTCAAACGCTGGTGCGAGTCGCTGTATAGCGGTCACGGTGCCGTTCTAAGTCTTGACTACAAAAGTTGTGAGATGATGGCAGACGACCTATATATACAGATAGCAACACGCTATCCTGGTCGTGTTGTGCATATTGAAGTGTCGGAAGACGGCGAAAATGGTGCACTGATCCGATACGAATTAACCAAACCCAACCTCAACATTGTCATCTAAGGAGAACAACATGGCAAGACCTACCTTTAAACCCAACCCCAAAGTCACAGAGATCCAAGAGGATCTTGAAGTGTACCTGGAATTCTGCCAGGACTATGGCTATCGTTATAACGAGGCCGATTTGTATAACTTCAAGAGTTATGCATGGCAACAATTCAACAAATGGCATCAAGGCAAGAATGCCAAGAACATGTGGGATGAGGACACTCGTCGCTTTGCAGGCCACCGTGTATGAGCAGCGATGCTGCTGGAAATTAAATACTTTATTAGAAAAATTATACAGATGAAATTGTTAATTAGTGGATGTTCATTCTCGTCTGGATGGGGATTCAACGTTGACAACATTCATCAACATTGGCCTAATCAGATAGCAAAAAAACTAAACGCAGATTTGGTAAATGTAAGTGCTGCTGGGTATGACAATCAGGGTATTTTTTTAAACTTTATTAGAAAAATTGTTGAACTTGAGTTTGATCTGTGTTTGCTACAAGTTACCGATCTTACCCGAGTAGTGCTCAGTCCAAATGTTCATGGTTATAAATTAGTTAACCAAACTAACATATCTAATGATTTGCTAACTGACGCCGAGTACTGGGATTGGTATAAAAAATTTGCGATACTTAATCAAGGAATGGAGCACTGGGAACGATTTATTAATATAGTTTGTACCATACAGGAATTGGTGAAACAAGGAAAAAAAATTAAATTCGTAAACGGATTGCTATCATGGGATCGGGAACTGTTTGAACAACCAACTAAATCAAAATTTATACAAAGTACAATTGATTTTGACAACATCATTGATTCTGACATTGACAAATTTACAAAAATTATGTATAATCAAGCACAGACTATAGATTTAGATTTATGGATCAATCCGTTTGTTCCTCTTAACAACTTGCAAGTTGATATGATTTCTATCAGCGATCCTCATCCTGGTTTAAAAAGTCAACAAATTTTTACTGATTTAATATATAAGGGTATTACTCATGCGTAAACTATATTACATGGGCCTTGAAAGTTATGAGGCCCGTTACACACTGCAACTAACAGAGTGGAATCGACGTGTGTTTGATCAGCGTGGCCTGGATGTGGTCTACGTGCCAGGCTCCACCATTGACAACACACAGAGCATCAGTGTTGGGCAGGTCTTGGACGCACATGGTCGCAGTTACTTCTCCATGAGCCAAATGATGAACTTGGTTCAGCTGATGAAGAATGGTGCGGTCACTGCAGAAGATGTCATCTACTTTGAAGACATGTTTCAACCTGGCATTGAAAGTCTTGGTTATATCATGGACCAGATTCCCGCAGAACAGCGTCCTCGCATTTATGTACGCTGTCTAGCACAGGCCATTGACCCCGATGACTTTGTGCATGTGTGGGGCATGGCCGGATGGATGAGTTTATATGAACAAATGGTCAATGAAATCGTATCTAAATCTAATGGTGGAGTTCTTGCCACCAACGAAGAAATGGTTGCACACATGCGTATTGCAGGTTGGACTGCTCCAATCTACAACATATCAGGCCTGGCGTTTGGCAAAGAGGAAGTGCTGGAACGAATTGGTGGTAGTGCAAACATTCGACCATTTGAAGATCGTCCAAGCCGTGTGGGATTTGCCGCACGTTTTGACCAAGAAAAACAACCTGGCTTCTTCATGGACCTGATTGACATGTTCTATGATCAATACCCAGTAGTTGTGGAGTTCTGTATCTATTCTGGTGGACCATTGCGTAGCAACAATCCTGAGTATGTGACTCGTGCCAGGGCTATGGAAGCAGAGGGCAAGTTAAAAATCTACGACAACATCACCAAGAACGAATACTATGCTCATCTCAATAATACTCGTGTCCTATTTAATTGTGCTTTACAAGATTGGGTCTCAAACACAGTCAGTGAAGCCGATACTCTTGGTTGTAATGTGTTATATCCTGCTTATCGCAGCTTTCCAGAAACTTTTGCCAATGATCCCAACAGGCTCTATGTTCCTTGGTCAATAGATGACGCTTACCACAAAATGCAAAACTTGCTACGAGCATCACATCACAACATGGGCTTGATCTCAGACTGGAACAATGGCACCGTGGATCGTGTGGTTGATATTATTACTGGTGGGGGTGAGCAATGGAATAGAGCAGGAGCACGATATCGTGACCATACTGCTGAAGCCAAATATCATGTGGTAAAGGTTGAAAAATGATTGTAAAAGGAAATGTAAATGGATATGACAAAGATCGATTTAAACTTGATTTTGCCAGTCATAATATTTACTTAGAAGGAATCAAAAAAGACAAATCGCTTAACAGTGCTACCTTACAATTTGATTCTTTTTTTCCTTTTAAAACAATGGTTGACCCAAAAATGGACAATGATCTTAGTACTCCAAGATTGATAAACTTGCAATTAAACTCAAGTTTTTCAATGGCACCGTTGTATTACTTAGATCTTTTACTAAAACAAAACCCAACTTCTATTATAGACATTGGGTGCGGCGCAAATATGTTCAAACGTATAATACCATGTATTCATGGTATTGACCCTGTGCCCGACAATCCACATGCTGATGAAGTTGGGTCTTTTGATAGTGAATTTTCCCGAGCACACAAAGACGAATACGAAAGTGTATTTGCAATAAATTCAGTGCATTTTGTTTCGTTGAGCAATTTTGAAAAAAGAATGTTAGAGTTTATTAACATTGTAAAACCTGGTGGTCGAGGATTTGTAACTTTTAATGCCACTAGAATGCTAGAACTTACCAGCAAAGAAGAACTTGAACAGTTGTTTTCTACTCAAATAATAAACGGACCATTGGTAATTAATTACGTTAGAAATATAATACAAAATATATCAGTAAAATTTTTAGTGATAGATTTATACATTGATAAAGAAATAAATGAAATAATGAATGGAAACATAAGATTGGTATTTGAAAAATGAAAAAAACTATTGTTGTTACAGGTGCTGCTGGTTACATTGGAGGACAAACTGCATTGATGTTGTCCGATTTGGGACATCGTGTTGTGGGCATTGACAAAAACAGATGCCCCAAGCGACTAAAGTCAGTGTTTCATGACTACATCGAAAAAGATTTCTCCCACAAAGACGCCTTGGTCAAACTGTTGATACACGAACCTAGTGCTATTGTTCACTGTGCCGCCACCAGTTTGGTTGGACCAAGCATCCGACATCCAGGTCGTTACTTTGAAAACAATGTGGTTAACACACTCACACTGTTGGATCAAGTACGCAGAAGCATGCCCAAGACCAGAGTTATTTTCAGTAGCAGTGCCGCAGTGTATGGCGAGCCTATTATGACTCCATGCCATGAAGTAGATCCTTGTGAACCCATATCACCTTACGGTGACAGCAAACTCATGGTAGAAAAAATTCTATCAGCATATCACACAGCCTACAATTTGGATTATGTGGCATTTCGTTATTTCAATGCCTGTGGGGCTGATAGTCAAACCAGACACGGACAAACTGAAGATGCCACACACATCTTTGCTCGTGTGTTGGGTGCCATTAGAGATGATGCAGAATTTACATTAAACGGTGTAGACTTTGCCACACCAGATGGCACTTGTGTGCGTGACTATGTGCATGTGGAAGACATTGCTCGAGCACATGTCATGGCTCTAGATGAGGAGATTCCATCAGGTGTATACAATCTAGGCTCCAACAACGGAACCAGCAATAGAGAAATCATTGCCGCAGCCGAACGTGTGACTGGAAAGAAATTAAAAGTTGTCATGGGTGCTGCTAGACCAGGAGATCCTGCTGTGCTCACAGCAAGTGCTGCCAAGTTTGGCATGGTTGGTGAAGGGTGGAGACAATTTGAATTAGACCACATGATCCAACACGCATGGAACTGGTATGTTCGAAAAGATTCTTGAGTTTGAATCTCGGCTGGCCAAGTTCACTGGAGCCCCACGTGCTATAATGACTGATTGTTGTACCCATGCAATTGAACTTTGCATGCGGTATGACCGTGTGGAGTACTGTGCATTTACTCCATTTACCTATTTGAGCATACCCATGCTTATGCACAAGTTAGGCATCAAGTATCACTATGAAGTTGGTACACCTGCTCAATGGATAGGTGAATATCGATTTAGAAAAACAAGAATCTGGGACAGTGCCAGGCGACTAGAACAAGACATGTATCGTCATGGACAAATACAATGCTTGAGTTTTGGGCACGACAAACCTTTGTCTATAGGACGTGGTGGTGCTATATTGCTGGACGACGAGGATGCATATCAGGCTATTCTACGCATGCGATATGATGGACGCGATTTGACTGTCAAACCTTGGCCTGTACAAAAAGAGTTCCGTGTGGGATATCATTACAAGCCCACTGTTGAAGAAGCAGAACGTGGAATGAAACTACTAAAACGTTATGTCAGTGAGCCGCCACGCACTGTTGAATATCCTGACTGTAGACAAATACGCATTGTTGAATGAGTTGCATAGTTCGCAATAGGCCAGGCATGTTGCAATATGGCGCGGCACATTACGTCACAGATCAAATGCACATGCCAGGCTATTGTGAACAGCAGATTGTGGATGACTGCAACCGCAGTGGCATCAGTTCAGAAGAGTTTGCACAAAGCAAAATTGTACTGTCGTTCCTAGACGAAGGGTTTGGTCCTGCAGAAATACAGCCATTAACTAATATACTATTGCGAACACACCCTGGTAAATTTATAGTATTGTTCAACGCACATGTAGCAGTTGATCAATTGCCTTATACAGCTAGATGTTTTACTGCCTGGTTGATCAATCGCAGTGAGTACAAGTTAGATCAACTCCGCTATGACTTTGGCATTGCTCTTGATCGCAAGTTTTTGTGTTTGTTGCGCAGGCCCACACTGAATCGAGCAAGACTTGCACGTTTCTTTTTAGACAACATAGGGTCGGACACAGTTAGATTAAGTTTTGGCAGTGGAGCACAGGGCGGACTTGACCAATATCGAGATGTTGTGGGTGTAGATTTGCCCCTGCTGGTAGATGGTGTATTAACAGATCGTGTGCAAGAGTTTGATGTTACCAACCCCATATTTCATTCATGTTTGTTTAACATAGTGGCAGAGACCAGCAGTCAAACTGAAGCAAACTGGCGCAGTGTGTTTCTTACTGAAAAGACTTGGAAGGCGGTCATGCAGCGTCAAATGCCCATATGGTATGGTGTACCAGGCCTAGTCGAACATGTTAGATCATTGGGGTTTGATACATTTGATGACATACTTGGCGGCCATCAATATGATGCTATCCAAGACGAAACCCAAAGACACCAATCCGTATTTGATCTAATACGCCAAATCAACAATCAATACAGTTTGACAGATTGCCAAACACTACGCCAACAACTACAACCAAGGTTTGAAGCCAACTTTGAACAACTGTTACACTACTTTCGAACAAACAGACGACAAGTTTTTAATGCTGTGTTAGAGTTTGATTATCAAACAGGCTTGACCACAAGATCTAAATAGTGTACAATCACACACTGGAGTAACAATGCAAGAAAAAAATTTATCCCAAATACTTAGAGAACAAATGAAGACTCGAGGTCAACGCTTCTGGGCTGGCGATAATATCAGCGATTACATGAGCGATGCCATCAAAGAAAAACTCATTGACGAAGCCACAGTGGCATTTGAAGGTGTGTTGGATGCATTGCTGATTGATCGAGAAAACGATCCCAACAGCAAGGGCACAGCACGCCGCTTGGCCAAGATGTACTACAACGAAATAATGGCAGGAAGATATGAACCGGCACCAGACGCAACAGCATTTCCAAATGATTCAACAGATCGTTACGAAGGTATGCTTGTGGTACGTAGTGAGCTACGAAGTATGTGTTCTCATCATCATCAGCCTGTCACTGGGGTTGCCTACATCGGTATTATTGCCGCTAATAAACTTATTGGTCTCAGCAAGTATACCAGAATAGCACAGTGGTGCGCCCGTCGCGGTACACTACAGGAAGAACTCTGCATAGACATAGCCAATGAAATCATGGCAGCGACTGCGTCAAAGGACGTTGGTGTGTATATTCAAGCAGTGCATGGATGCTGTGAGAATCGTGGCATCATGGCACACTCCAGCCTAACACAGACCACTGTGTTGCGTGGTGCATTCAAAGATGACGACAGTGTGAAAAAAGAGTTCATGGACAATATCAAATTACAACAGGAGTTTGCACCAAGATGATGTACATTACAAACATAACCGGTGAAATTAAATTGCCCTGGGAACCAGGGTTGTTGGAGTGGTTGCACGAAAATTATCCTGCAAGCAAATATAGAGTGGTAGAATTAACTTAAGGAGAATGAGCATGGCAAAGAAATTAAGCAAACTGGACAAAGTAAACGAATCAATCACTGTGAACCGTTATGACAATGGCTTCATGGTGGAAGTAGGCGGACGTGACAAAGAAAACGACTGGAAAACCGCCAAAGTTCTTTGCAGCACAGAAGCAGAAATGCTTGACGTGGTCAAAGAGTGGAACTCAATGGAAATCGACTCTTAAGGAACTGCTATGGCTGTTTGGGAACTATCAACTGAATACAAAAAGAATGCCGTTGAAGTACAACTGTGGTACAAGGATGGTGTCACTATCAAGAAAATTGAAGGCTATCGTTGGGGCACTTTCTATTGTGAAAGCGACGAGCGTCCTGACATTGACTTACGCAACCCCGACGGCTACGAACTAGCAGACTATGATTGGGAACTAGACAGCCTGGATGATGGCTGCTGGAGTGAATGGCAATACCCTGATTCTGTGTCAGCAGAAGAACGTGAACAGATTGAAGCAGCCTGGGATGAAAACTGGTACGAAGGCATGGAAGACTTGGGTTGGAGCAACGATGACACCGAGTATCACTTTGAAGGTCCACTGAAGTTGGTAAACCGGGATACCGGTGAAGAGTTTTCAGTATTGGATGAAAATTTCAACATCATTCCTGAACCAGAATGGGATCCTGCGGCAGAACTTGACAAGCTCGAACTCCCATTGACTGAATGGTTTCCTTCGGACATTAATCCTGTACACGAAGGCCGCTACCAAATCAATGACAACAAAAATCCACAATGGCCATTCCCAACGTATGCAGACTGGGATGGCAACAAATGGAGTGAAGACAGCATTGAGAAGTGGCGCGGCTTAGCCCAGGATCCTAACAAATGAAGTATGAAACATTAAAAGAAGCACAGACCGCAGGTGTAGCACCTTGGGACTTGGAAGTTGATCGACTGTCAGATTTTCATGTGGCAGTTTTTCAAGACCGATATCCAGTGGCACAAGGCCACCTGTTGTTTGTACCACAATACAACACAGACGCTGTAATCTCGGATTGTTTTGAGTCAGCCATGCGTGAAGGCCGCAGAATGGTTGATGCTGGTGAATGTGACGCATTCAACATAGGTATCAACATGGGTGCGGCTGCAGGACAAACTGTGATGTATCCACATGTGCATTTGATTCCCAGACAGCATGGCGACTGTGCTGATCCTGTGGGCGGCGTGCGTGGAGTAATCTTGGGACAAGCCAACTACAAAGCCAGCGGCTATCAACAGCCAACATAAGTACAGTTCAGCGGCCTTTGAGCATCATCCCGCTATACAAATTCTGCTGCCTATGCTAAAATTAACATAGGAGAAAAAGCATGTCACAAGATCAATACGAAACAGGACACCGTTGGTTGTCAGCAAGACAATACAAGTACACATCAACCAAAGAATATCACGATGCATTTCCGTGTGCGTATCGCCAATGGCGAGCAGACAGCCATTGCAATTTGATTCATGGTTATAGTTTTAGCATGAAGTTCTATTTTGGCACAGACAACTTGGACGCACGTAACTGGGCCGCTGACTATGGTGGTCTCAAAGAACTCAAGTCAGTGTTGGAAAGTCAATTTGATCATACATTGCTGGTGTCAGAAGACGATCCTGAACTGGAACTGTATTTGGAAATGCAACGCAGAAACATTGCCAAACTAACTATATTACCCAAACTAGGATGTGAAGGACTGGCTGACCAACTGTACAAGTATGTCAACGGTGTGTACATTCCTGACATGTGGGGTGTTGGAGAAGCAGAACGTCTTTGGTGTTATCGCGTGGAAGTACGTGAAACACAAAGCAACATGGCTTTTAGAGAAGGCCATAGAGAATGGAATGAGGATTTATTTGCATGACACCTGAGTACGATATTGCAATGCTGTTGGCCACACGAGGTCGCACCGAAAGCCTGGGCCGCAGTGTTCGCAGCCTGATCAAATTTGCAGACCATCCCGAACGTTTGCAGTTGATGTTTGCGTTTGACAATGACGACTCAGCAGGTACCGAATACTTCCGCACAGAACTACAACCGTGGTTGGATGAACAAGAACTCAGTTATACTGCCATGCAGTTTGAACGCCAAGGCTATCACCGCCTGCACATCTACAACAACAAACTGGCTGAGCATACAGATGCTCGCTGGCTGATGATCTGGAACGATGATGCTGTGATGGAGACCCAGAGTTGGGACACAGAGATCATGAACCGTGAAGGCCAGTTCAAACTGCTGGCATTTCACACTCACCTGGATCATCCCTACAGCATTTTCCCAATCTTGCCACGCCGGTGGTATGAACTGTTGGGTTACATCTCCCCACATTCGGTGCAAGATGGCTGGCTGAGCCAGCAGGCTTACATGCTGGATATCTGGGAACGCATACCTGTGTGGGTGTTGCATGATCGTGCTGACATCACAGGCAACAACAATGATGCCACATTTCGAGAACGTGCATCACTGGAAGGTCGTCCATTTGACGAAGCAGATTTTCACAGTCGTACACAGATTGAATTGCGTCATAGAGACTGTGCCAAGTTGGCCACCTACATGCGGGACAATGGTATCAGTACCGAGTTCTTTGAAAACATTTTCAAAGGCACACAAGATCCTTGGGAGAAGTTGGCCAAGAATGATGTAAACAAGCAGATGGTACAGTTTGACAATCCACACAAGCACTTTGCCAAATGATTAAATACTAAATGACATATAAACTAGCCTTTGTACAGCCCAACTTTCAACAAGGGCCAAAAGAATTCAATGCATATTACTTGCCATATTCAGCAGGTGTGGTATGGAGTTACAGCCTAGCAGATCCCTGGATACGTGACAATTTTGAAGTTACAGATTGGATATGGCGTAGAGACGCTGTGGAACCACTAGCACAACGCCTGGCCAAAAACGAAATTGTAACATTCAGCACGTATGTGTGGAATCATCGTTACAATTATGCTGTGGCCAAACGCATTAAGGAAATTAATCCAGGCGTGTTGACCATATTTGGTGGACCAGAAGTTGCTATAACTGATCCTGATTTGTTTCGCAAAGAATCTTTTATGGATCTTGTGATTTGTTATGAAGGCGAGATTACTTTCAAACGTGTGCTGGAACATTTTGAGACACAAGACTGGGAAACAGTACCTGGTTTGCTGATCAACAGAAATGGTGAAGCAGTAAAAACACAAGACGCTGAACGCATTGAAAGTCTGGAAGAAGTGCCCAGTCCTTACTTGTCAGGTATCTTTGACAAAATGATTGCGGAATATCCTGAAGTAACATGGCAAGGCACATTGGAAACCAATCGTGGTTGTCCGTTTGCTTGCACATTCTGTGACTGGGGCAGTCTAACCTACAACAAAGTCAAGAAGTTTGAACTGGAACGTGTGTTTGATGAACTGGAATGGATGGCCAAGCACAACTTTGATTGGATCAGTATAACTGATGCCAACTTTGGCATGTTCCCCGAACGTGATGGTATGATTGCAGACAAAATCATTGAGATGCAAGAAAAGTATGGTTCACCAAGAACGTTCAGTGTGGCCTGGGCCAAGAATCAAAAGAAAGAAGTCATAGACATTGTGAAGAAACTGCTGGACGCACGTGGTTTCAATCAAGGACTCACCCTCTCAGTACAAAGTCTAGACTTGGATGTGTTGGAAAACATTCGTCGCAAGAACATGGAAATGAACAAACTCAACGAAGTGTTTGAACTGTGCGACCAACGCAACATTCCTGCATACACAGAACTCATACTTGGCTTGCCTGGTGAGACACTGGAAACATGGAAAAAGAACTTCTATGCATTGTATGACTTGAATCAGCACACTGGTATCACAGTGTTTCAAGCACAGTTGTTGGAAAATGCTGAAATGAATTTGTTGCAGAAGAAATTGTTCAAGATCACTAGCCAACCTGTTACAGATTATTTTGCTGGCAGTTACAGTGTGGAGCACATTGAAGAAAGCATTGATGTTATAACAGGCACCAAAGACATGCCCACTCCAGTGATGTTGGATGCACAGATCTTTTCCTGGTTCCAGACCACATTTCACATCAATGGCTTTGCTACCATTGTGGCAAGATTCATCAACAAGTATTTGGGCATCAGTTACAACGACTACTACGAAGATTTGTTTGCATACGCAATGACCAACGACTGGTTGATAAAAGAAGAAGCCGAAACTAGACAATATTTTGCCAACTGGATGATGACTGGCAAGATCAACCATCCCAAGATTGGTGTGGAAATACATGGCTGGAATATCATTCACAGAACCAGCATGAACATGCACCAAGAAGACCGTGTGGATGAACTGTATGACGTGCTGGAAAAGTTTTTACAACGTTACAACTTACCTGAAGATTTAGTGGCCAGTTTGATGAAACTGCAAAGAAACTACTATATCAAGTACAACGATAGGAATCAGTATCCTATGAATCTTGACGTAGGGTACAACATTTGGGATTACCTCAGTTTCAATCAGCCCCTAGAAAAAACTGCCACAACTTATCGACTAGACTTCCCCGAAGACAAGACCATGAGTTTGAATCGTTTTTTGGAACTTTTTTACTTTGCCCGACGACGAAACTTTGGCAAAGCCACAGTGGATCGTATTGGCGTTGAAAATGCCAAAGGCACACGTCGAGGTGCAGGTGCTGCCAAAGCACAAGGCAGTTTCTCAGTGAAGAAAAAACAACTAGTGGCATAATGTCAAGATTGTTTGCATTTGGGTGTAGTTTTACCAACTATCGTTGGAGCACCTGGGCCGATTGTCTTGCACCAGAGTTTGACTATTTTGAAAACTGGGGGCAATCAGGTGCCGGCAATCACTATATTTTTAACAGCATAATGGAAGCAGATCAGCGTCACCATTTTGGCGCCGATGATACTGTGGTAGTGTGCTGGACCAATGTCATGCGAGAAGATCGTTACACTGATCGTTGGCAGACTCTGGGCAACATAACTACCTGTCCAATATATGATCCAGGGTATGTTCGAGATGCTATCACTGAAAGAGGATGTTTGATACGCGACATTGCCTTGATCAAGGCCACTAGTAGTTTTTTGAATAACTGTGCTGGTGTTACTGCAAAGTTTTTGGCCATGTGCGACATAATGAATCCCCGACAGTTTGACTATTCGCCAGGCGATCAAGATATTTTTGATTTATATCAACCCGTTCTAAATAACATCATGCCCAGTTATCAAACAGTGTTGTATCCCTCAGGATGGAAACACAGTGATGATCCGCACCCTACACCTGCTGAGCATTTGACCTATTTGGATGCAGTATTGCCAGGTTGGGTGACAAATCAAGATACTCGTGTTAAAATGCATGAAGAAAGTATCAATCTAAATAAACATCGTACAGGAATGTCAAAGGTAACAAGATTATGAAATTAAAAGTATCAGAATTATTTTATTCAGCACAAGGTGAAGGACGCTATGTTGGCGTGCCCAGTGTATTTTTGCGCATGTTTGGTTGTAACTTTACTTGCTCAGGGTTTGGTTGCAAGCCAGGCGAAAAAAGTACAGAAGCAGACGAAGTTGCAAAAACTGTTGGTCTGTACAAAACATTTGAAGAACTGCCACTGGTAAACACCGGCTGCGACAGTTATGCGTCATGGCATCCAGACTTCAAACACTTGAGCCCCACATACACAGTGGAAGAACTTGTGGACAAAATGACTGCACTGTTGCCCAATGGTAGCTGGCTGCAACCCAATGGCAATCCCGTGCATTTGGTGATCACAGGTGGCGAACCGCTGTTGGGTTGGCAACGTGCTTATCCTGAACTGCTGGATGTGTTGGCAGAACGTGGCCTGCGACACATCACATTTGAAACCAACGGCACCCAAGACTTGACTCGAGAGTTTAGAGATTATTTGCGTGACTGGTTTGGTGAGATCACATTCAGTGTCAGTCCCAAACTAAGCGTGAGTGGCGAAAAATGGGCAGATGCCATCAAGCCCGACGTAGTCTGGGACTATGAAACACATGGTGTTACATATCTCAAGTTTGTGGTGGAAAAGGTCGAGGACTTTGATGAGCTGGATCGTGCAGTGGCAGAATATCGCTTGCGTGAGTTTGGTGGTCCTGTGTTTGTGATGCCTGTGGGCGGTGTGGTGTCAGTGTATGACGGCAACAGGATCAATGTTGCTGACGAAGCACTGAAACGTGGCTACTGGTACAGTCCACGATTACACGTTGACCTCTGGGGCAACGGGTGGGGTAAATGATACTAGATGGAGCATTTGAAATGTGGGATTGGTTAACAAAAAAGAAAACGCCTCCTGTTAAAGAGGAAAAAGAAAAAGTTATCCGTGTGCCCAAGGCACCAGAAAAAACAGCCAAGCAGATTGCCACAGAAAACAACGAACCTTATGTGGCTATTGTGACCATGGATATTGATCCCAACAACTTGCATCAAGGTGCATTTGAATTGGACTGGAATGAAATATTCATTGCCCGCTTGGTCAAAGCTGGCTACATGATGAAACCCACAGATGCAGACTCAGACATTGTGGACCGCTGGTTCCAAAATGTGTGCAGACACGTTGTGATGGAAACATGGGAACAAGAACAAGCCATTCGTAACTCTGGAGCACAGTATGTTCGCACTAGAGATATTGGCGACGGACGCACTGAGATTAGTTAAGGATATTGATATGATGGATGGAAGACGTGTGGGCTTTACTGCCTCAACATTTGATTTATTACACGCTGGTCACATTGCCATGTTACGAGAAGCCAAGGAAGAATGCGATTACTTGATCTGTGCGTTGCAAAACGATCCCACTTTAGATCGTCCCAACAAGAATCGTCCAGTGCAAAGCATTGTGGAACGACAACTGCAACTCATAGGGTGCAAGTATGTGGATGAAGTTTGGGTGTACAACACAGAAAAAGATCTAGAAGACCTGTTGTTGATCCTGCCCATTGATGTTCGCATACTTGGTGTAGAGTACGAAGGTCGAGAATTTACTGGTCGTGAGATTTGTCACAAGCGTGATATTGAACTACACTTCAATGGACGTGATCATTCATTCAGCAGCAGTGAACTACGCCAGCGTGTGGCCACGGCTGAAGACTTGAAAAAGAAATTAGAAGAATGGGAACCAGTGGGTGCAGACGACACCGGTGGGCCCAGTCCACGATGATACTGTACGCTAATGGTTGCAGTCATACTGCGGCTGCTGAAGCAGTTGTGCCAGATGGATTTGCCAAAGACAATGGTCGTGAAGGAATAGATCGACGTCCGCATCCGTTAAATCTAGCAGCCAGTTGGTGTACCCGACTTGCTGAGCACTTGGGTGCTGAATTAGTTTGTGACGCAGAATCTGCTTCTAGTAATGATCGGATACTTAGGACTACACAGAAATGGCTTGATACTGCTACCGATCTTGCTGGTACGTTAGTTGTAATACAATGGACAACTTGGGAACGAGAAGAATGGTTGCACAATGGCACACATTACCAAGTCAACGCCAGCGGAGTTGACTGGGTGCCAAAAGATTTACGATTACGCTACAAAGAATATGTGGCCAATCACGACTACTGGGCAAAGACTCGAGAATGGTACAAAAAAATCTGGGACTTGCATGTTGAGCTTGCGGACAAAAAAGTAACACATTTGTTTTACAATGGTTGGAGCACATTCAGCGACATTCCGGATAAAAAAGATTTTGGTAAAAATTATCTTGGCCCGTACGATCGTAGTTTGAGTTACAATTCTGTACTTGTAAACAACGGATTTGAGTGGGTCACTCCAAATTCTTACCATTTTGATGCCAAAGGCCATTGCTTTTGGGCCAAGTATCTGTTACAATACATTAAACAACACAACTTGGTAACCACTGATGCGATATCTACTAATTGACACTAGCAACATGTTTTTCCGTGCCCGACACCAAGCACATCGTGCCGCGGACACATGGACCAAATTAGGATTTGCCCTGCATCTCACCTTGATGAGTGCAAACAAAGTAGCACGTGATCTGGGTGCTGATCATGTGGTATTCGCACTAGAAGGTCGTAGCTGGCGTAAAGATCATTACAAGCCCTACAAAGCCAATCGGGCTGTGGCACGTGGGCAAATGAGCGAAACTGAAGCAGAAGAGGACAAACTGTTCTGGGAAACCTATGATGAGCTGACTAAATACTTGTCTACAAAAACCAACTGTAGTGTTGTTCGTTGTGCCACAGCAGAAGCAGATGATATCATTGCACGTTGGATTGCTTTACACCCCCAAGACGAACACGTTATTGTCAGTTCAGATTCCGACTTTGTGCAGTTGATTGCACCCAATGTAAAATTGTACAATGGCATCAACGATCACTTGTTTAGTGTTGCTGGTGTTACAGACGCAAAAGGCAAAAACTTGGCATTCACTATTGAAAGCAACTCAAAGATCAAGGTTGGCAAAGCCGATGCTAACTTTGTGCCACCTGTGGATTATCAGAAGTGGGTGTTGTTTTTGAAGTGCATGCGTGGTGATCCTGGTGACAATGTGTTTTCGGCTTACCCTGGTGTGCGTGTGAAAGGCACCAAGAATCAAGTGGGTCTTACGGAAGCATTTGAAGATCGTGATCGTCGAGGCTATGCCTGGAACAATCTCATGTTGCAACGTTGGTCTGATCATGAACAGGCCGAGCACAAGGTGTTGGAAGATTATGAACGCAATCGTACCCTGATTGATCTTACTGCACAGCCCAATAGCATCAAAGCAACAGTAGATGAAGCCATACGTGAGCAGATTAGCCACAAAGATGTGGGCATGGTAGGTGCGCACTTTTTACGATTCTGTGGCAAATACGAACTCACCAAACTCAGCGACTATTCAGATGCAATTGGTCGCTGGTTGAATCAAACATACAAAGGAGTATTAGATGATCGAAGCCAAACCCATAGTGGATAAAAAGTATTGGATATTGAAACAAGATGATCGCAAGGTAGGTGTGGTAGAAGCCGCAGACGATGGCTACACTGTGCGTATCAATGATCAAGTTGGCAAATTCAAAACCATTCCCATGGTGCGTAAGAAAGTGGACATTGAATTTGTACCGCCAGAAAAGACCACCAAACCTGCACCAGATCAAGTGCATGGATTCGAAACAGGATGCAGAGCATTCAATCCCATGTGGGACGTCAAACATCGATTACCATTGTTCACTAAAGAAAACAAAAGCAAATCATGGTACGCCGCAGGTTGGTATGCTGTGAAACAACATCGTAGTTGGAAACTGCTTCGCAACCCAAAATTAATTGTGTTGGAACGTTATCAATATCAAGGACCATTTCATACTCAGGAGGCAGCACGTGACAAATCCCTTTCGTGATCAAGAGAAGTTTATGCGGGCTTGCGACCAGTCGGTGGACGCAATGAATGAATCTCAGTACACTATGTACAAGAGTTTGATTGAAGAAGAATTTCGTGAGTTGCAAGAAGCACACGACATGGAAGCAGAACTGGATGCATTGATTGATATCCTTGTGGTCACAATCGGTGCAATACACTCGGCAGGATTTGATGGCGAAGGTGCCTGGCGAGAAGTCATGAGCACCAACTTTGCTAAGATTGATAGAGAAACTGGCAAGGTCCGCAAGCGTGAGGATGGCAAAGTACTCAAGCCCACAGGTTGGCATCCGCCTGTACTGTATCCTTATCTACTTAAAAAATGAGTCTGCACATACATCGTTTTGTGGACTCAATCAAGGCACACGAAGCACGTGGCCAAAAGGACTTCATGATGAGCATGCGTGATGCCAAAGACCTACACGCTGACATTACTAAACTGTTGATTACATTGGAACAAATGCGAACACAGCAAACACGTGGCGCAGAAGTTGTAGAAGTGCAGATCACTGGAGGTAGTTTTAAATCTGCATAGTTATTGGCATAAATAAACGCGGAGTTTAATATGTCAAGACCAAAGCCAACAGTGCTGATTGAGCACACCAACAAACAAACCTACAAGACAGAACAAGTACTGGCCTCAGAAGGTGTGTGGGCTGTGTTCTTTGACTCCAAGCCCATTAACTTAAAGACCAGCAACTTGCTCACACAGTTTCCTGGTCCCAAGTACAAAAAGGTATCGTTCTCCAACCCCGGACACGCTATCAATCTTGCCCGAAAACTCAACACACAATTCCGAACAGACAAGTTCTCAGTTGTGCTGTTAACGCAAGGGGATAAGATCTATCCCAATGTTCAATAAACTTGCTCTCACGCAGGAACTGATAACACGCTATCCTGATGCACCGCCTCTTGATGAAGCCATGTCTACTTGGTGGCAGAACATCAGAGATGATGGCGGGTTGAGACTTACCTACGAAGGTTTCTATGTGTTTGAAAACCTGCTGGAACTTAGCAGTTACACATTTGACCTGCCAGAGAAATTGCTCACACCCAAAAACTTGATTGCACTAGATCGTCGTATGACCTGTCCATACTACATGGTCAACAACCGCAAACTCAACAAACTTGTGATGTTTGGCAGCAAAGAAGCCATGATGGCAGTGTTGCATGGGGACATGCAAAGATTCATCACAAGTTTAAGTTACTGATATCACGCTGGAATCGCAGTTCCATTATGGTGGCAAAATCATCTAACAAGAATTCACGTTGAGCACGTAGTCGTTCTTGATACGGTGCTAGATCAATTTTGCCCAGTATAAGATCTTGATTCAACCACACAGCCTGTTCTGCACGAACTTCATTGGGCATGTTGTCATAACTGACATCTACCAAGTCTGAGAACATGTCAAAGCCTAGTTCTCGACAGTGTTGCACAATGCCCTGATGCCCGACCAAGATAGGTATTTGTTCGGCGGCCATGGCCAACAAAGTTTTCTCTGATATGATTCCTGGTGCAGTGGCATACTCGGTTTCTGTCACAATGTTCACAGCTGAGGTGCTGTACACATACGCCAAGTTTATAAAGTTATCAACATTGTTGTAGGTATATTGAGTGTAGTCATGCTGTGGCAAGCGTATGCGATTGTGATAACTCAACACACCATCTGACCAACCTTGCAAGGTTTGCACCACTCTGTTTCTGTGATCGCACATGCGTCCATTCAAACACTGCCAGGCTTGAGTTTTAGGTTGATTGATAATGTGCTGCCATTCCGGCCAACGTTGATACAACTGGTTGGCAAGATCGTAGTTGTGATTGCTGAACTCAACTAGTCGAATAGGGCCTGTGTATATTCGATCCAATCCGTGATTCCAATATGTCACAACCACACGGTCAGCACGTGATCCATAACGCTGTTCTATTTGTTCAAGTTCCAGCACACGACCGTGCTGTATGTTTACCAAGTCCTGAAAATGCAACAACAAGACGTCTGTGTCAAAGTCAGGCAATCGCAGACTCCACCCTGTGTGAGGCGAGCGGGCACTTTCAAAACAATGATAAACAGGGGTAAATGATACCCCTTTATTGGTCAACTGTTGGGCAAACAAAGCACTGTAATCCATGGCGTATTTACAACAGTCAAAAGGTAGTACTTTTGTAGTACTACTTTTCGGTTGACCGAATATGCCCGAAATGCTATAATACACACATGATGAGAAAGAAACGCACTGATCGAACCCACATTGTGTACATGATCCAAATTGGATTAGAGTACTACATTGGTATTACCGCTAAAACTCAGCGTACAATCAACATGTCTATTCGTAGCCGTGTAAACAAACACATCTACCGTAGCCGCACTGAAGACAAGAGCTGGAACCTGTACGAAGCAATTCGTGCCGCAGGCGAAGCCGCTGTTAACTATGCAATCGTGGACATTGTGCGTGGCAAAGATGTTGCACACAAGTTAGAACGCGAGTTAATACAAAAGTACACACCTGCGTTGAACACTGATGTGCGTGTGAAATCGGTTGCCCAATAATGGGTAAAGTGCTATAATAACCACATAGACAGCAACAAATAGGAGCCGAATATGGAAGCATTCAAAACCTGGGAAGAGATGACAGATCTTGAGCAAGCCCAATGCACTTATTGGGACATGTACAAGGACGCATATGGTTATCGTCCTCGCGGTGTTGATACCAGTGCCTGGACCCTGGCAGACTTTGAACAGGAGTTTGCCAGCCTAGGCTCTGTTATCCAGCGTGAAGAAGCGGACCGCAAGACAGCCGAAGCTCACGCTATTGACAAGTTTGAAGATCGTATAGCCAGTCTCATGCACACTGGTGCCAACCGTGAGCGTGTGATTGCATGGCTCATGGATGCTGAACACGCCAACGGCGATCACGAGTATTTTTGTTTCACTCAGGGCTTGCCCTACGGTTATTTTAGAAAGGCAGCATGATGAAATTCACAGTTGAATGGAATGACCGAATGCTTCGTTGGGACGTGGTTCGTTGGGCTACCACTGCGGAAGGTGTGTATACAATGTATACTGGCACCACAGTGGATCGATATGCTACACTAGACGAAGCAGAAGAAATCTGTGCATATCACACAGACATGATGAACCCTGCCCTGTGGGCAGACGTTGGTTGTGAATTTGATCGGGAGTTAGCATAATGTGGTCTTTAGTACTTTTTACTATTGTCCCAATGGAACCTTTGTTCATGCTTGGCGAGATTGGGCAATACAAAGCATTCAATCAATGTGTGTATGCTCAAAACATCACACAACCCACAGTTTCGTCAACAAATCCTGATGGTCTTTTGCTTTGCATCAAAGATTTTAAAAATACATATGGAGAAGAACAATGACTACTGCAAAAAGTGCCAATGGTGTTGAAGGATGCTTGATACGCGGGCATGACGGAACATATTATTTCCGTGTGTACGATGCTGACCACAATTTTCGGGACTATGACGTGATGCACAGTGATCTGAGCATTACAATCACAGACCCCGATGCGTTCTTTTACACAGATGAATACAGTGATCGACTGGATCATGCTCCTGCCACACTGGGACTAGAATAATGGCCACAAAACACAACGATGATGATTTTGATTTTCCAGACCGGCCTGTGGAGCCTGATCCTTCACCAAAGGTAATTGTGCAAGCCGAAGATCTGCATCTTGGTGCTGCCACTGTGCGACCCGTGGGTCGTAGTTGGGCAGAACAGCATGGCCCACAACCCCCGGGTATAGGACTGCAAACTTTGGATTTCTTAATCATTGCCATGTTTGCTGGATCTGTGTTGTTGTTCATCAAAGCATGCACTTGGGCGTTGTTCAGTTAGGCAAAATTGCTCTAGCTAGGTTCCGGGGCTAAGGCGTTGTATATAGTACATGAAACGAGAACTTGTCAACCAAGTACGCGAACTGCTAGAACGCAATCTCAGCACTGCCGAAATAGCACACAGAATGGGCATTGACATAGACTTGGTCAAAATAGCCACCAATCTCATCAATCAACTGCTGACTTAACAGTGCATAAGTAATTGCGATGTCAATTACTGATTCCAAAAAAATAATACCCATACAAACCACACAATATCCAACTGTGTCCTCGGTTGTGGTCAGCGATGACACACATGTAAAACTTTCTGAAATGTTTGTGGCCGCACAAAAAAGCCCAACTGAAAGTCGCAAACAAAAAAATCTCACCGAAGTTGCAATACATCACGAAACAATTAGATCAAATCGCGTGGCCTTGATTGTCATGCCTGAGTGGAGCACCATTTCGCCACCATATGGTATTGCTAGAATGGCAGCACTGAGCAAGCATGCAGGCTTTGCTACCAAAACATGGGATATAAATGCTGTGTGTAAAAAACGAGCATCCTCAGAGTTGCTGCCGTACTGGAGCAGTTATGAAGATTGGAAATGGCAAGACCCCCATTACAGCAAAATATTGCACCCCATGCTTGAGCCAATGCTGACGCCATACATAGATGAGATTTTGTCTTGGCAGCCCACAGTATTGGGATTCAGTTGTTGGTACACCAATGATGCATGTACCATGTGGATGATTGAACAATTCAAACGTCGATCACCTGATTTAAAAATCATCATTGGAGGTCCCAACATCACCCAAATGAACAACGGTGATATTGTGGGATCAGATGGAGGCAGACCCGACAACCCTGCCATTGATCACTATGTGTCAGGCGAAGGAGAGATGTTGTGGTTACAGGTGTTGGAAAACATAGAAAACCCCACAGAAGATTTGCCAAAATTTTTAACTCAAAGCAAAGATGCACGTATAGATCTAGACAGCATGCCGCCAGCCGACTACAGTGACTTTGATATTTCGTTGTATGATTCTCGCGGCATCACCAGCGAATTCAGCCGAGGTTGCATTGCCAACTGTGTGTACTGCAACGAAACAGTGTTCTGGAAATATCGTGCCAGACAAGGATCTCGTGTGTTGGAAGAAATTGAAATTGCCTATCGCAATCAACGCATACAAAGTGTAACGTTTATAGACAGTTTGTTGAATGGAAATCTTCGTGAGCTACGAGCATTTGCTGAAGGGCTGATGGAAAGAAAAATACGTATCAGTTGGAGTGGGTACAGTCGAATTGATGGCAAAATGGATCGAGACTTTTGGGCGTTGTTGAAAAAATCAGGTGCCACAGGGTTTGCGTTTGGTGTGGAATCTGGATCACAGCGAGTGCTGGATTTGATGAAAAAGAATTGTCGAGTAGAATGGATAGAACAAAATTTCAACGACATGGCCGAGATTGATTTTTGCAATCAATTTGCCACTTGGTTCACTGGCTTTCCAGGAGAAGAATTAACTGATGTTGCACAAACACAAACCTTGATGTGGCGATTGCGAAACTCAGGTATGGGCGCACAGAGTGCCGGCACCTGCGGCCTGGGACACAACACACCGTTAGATCTAGAAAGAGAACGATTTGGGGTAAGACGTATTGGATGGACTCACGGGTGGGCTACTCAAGATCTACGCAACACTGTGTTTCACAGATTTGTCAGATTCAAACTTACCAATATACTGCTGGAACAATTCAGATTGCACGGTACCAAAAGACGTTATCATCCCCACTGTCAAGAACCTGATCTAAAAAATCAATATCAAATTGAATCTGATCCTGCAAATTGGGCAGATCTGATTCCTTGGGAAAAAGATTTTGATTACGAGATTATCAAAGTGGATATCAATCCCTTGGCCAACAGTTTGATCAATGAGATTTGGCCCTTGTTGCGAGTGTTTTGGTTGGCTATGGGTGCCTACCGGTTCCGTGTGGAGTTTGATCCAGAGCGAGATCTTAAGGAATTTGGCACAAGACGCTATCCAAAATATCCTGATCATTCAGGATCAGTGACAAAATTTGAATTTCGTGCTGTTTACAATTTTGAAATCAATGCTGACGGAGTGTGGCATGCAGATTTTGATATCAGTTTGCAAGCTGAACCCTATGATGACAACCCGGCTGCTGAACACCATGGAGAAGGCCGATCATTGAATTTTGATTTTAAATGGGTTCACACAGATGTCTGGTCTAGGCCAACAGTCCTGCTTGACAATAAATAACTTTCCTGTTACAATACACATGTAGGGCCGTTAGCTCATTAGGTTAGAGCAGTGGACTCATAATCCATTGGTGGAGTGTTCGAATCACTCACGGCCCACCAATTCTGGCGTTAGTATAATGGATAATACAAAGAGCTTCTACCTCTTGAATGTGGGTTCGATTCCTGCACGCCGGACCAGTAAATACAACCATGCGAGTATGGGGGAATTGGTAGACCCAGTGGACTTAAAATCCACCGCTGTTAGGCGTACCGGTTCGACTCCGGTTACTCGTACCAAAGGAACAACCATGAGTGATGAATATCTCAACCCGCATTTGGAACACATACAAAATCACCAGTGGTTTTGTTATGACTTTTCAACGGCTGTGGCATCACCGATCGATGGAGTTTGGGTGCTACAAGATTTCTTAACTGGGTCTGCATACAACGCAGTAAAACACGATATTAGAATTAAACCAGCACAATGGCACAACAACTACGGAGGTCGGCACCTTAGCGAAAATGGCAATTATCCAGCAATAACCAATTTAGGAGCCAGGTTAATTCCTTATTTAAATCGTCTATTGGGTGTTGATGTTAGACTGACAACTGTGCGTACCTACGTAGATTTCAGCAGCAGTTATTTTTATCCTCACTTGGACGGCAAAGACTTTGCAGTAAATGTACAAATTTATATGACTGATTTAGATTACCCTGAATTAGGAACACAGTTTTGCATTGATCCTGTGATAAACGCTGAGTCAGAGTTGTTGAGTTCTAGTGAAATTATAGCAAGGTCTTACCGTGAAGAAGATTTCTTCACTGTCCCGTTTCGACAAAATTGGGGCTATATAAATGATAACCGGCAAAGAAAAATACACAAGACATTGCCAGTACCATTAGGTACCATACGTGAAAGCATTCACTTCAATTACATTCAAAAAAAATATCCAGAAGAATTAGGGTTAGAACTGCCTTGGTTCAAGGATGAAAAATGGCACAATCAATTTGTATCAACAGTAAATCAACAATATGAATAAACCCATAATTGAACCACATCACGAGAGCGAAGGCACCGACGATGACTTCTTTGATGACATAAGAGGCCGGTGGGCCCAAATGGAGGCCGAGCGGCGAGAATCTGATGAGTTCAAAGTCAACAACATGGAATATGACATGAGCCAGGCTGACTGGTTCCTAAGTAAAGTGCGTGGCAGCGACAACTATGCACAAAACTTGTATGCTGCCTTGTGCAACAATCAGTTTCAAAAGCAAGATGTTTGGCTGGTGCTGAAAGATGCCTACTGGAGTTGCAGTTGGCGTTATGCCGGTGGTGTTGTGGCTGACTTTAGAGACTGCAACGAAGACTACATGAACTGGTACTGCTCGGGCATTGGTCCCAAGGAAGACACTGAGTTTGTGGGCGAAGGCAACGTTACCGAGGAAATTCGTGCAGATTTGGCACTCCTGGGCTGGCGTGTTGTTGAGGAACCTGACAGTGAATAGCACACTAGTAAAATATCAAAGCACTGCACCGGACTGGTTGTATCACCCAGCAAATTTAAATATGGATTTGCTGCCGGTGATTCAAAAAGAGTTAATTAAGTTATCTATTGTTACTAAAAAAGACAACCTTGTACCTTACACCAGCACGTTTGTAGAAATTAAAAATTTAAAACTGATTGAACAAGTTTGTCCTGTGCTGATACAAGAATTAAAAAAATTAAAATTGTACGATACGTTTGCACTTATTGCCATAATTTCAGTGGACTGTTCCAAGGAGTTTCCTCCGCATGTGGATGTAGGTGACGACATTGCAATGAACATTCCAATGGTCAGATGCGAAGGAACCTACACTGTATGGTATGATGCCAAAATTGTCGATCAAGAATTGCCAACATACGCCATTGGTTCAGAAATAGTTAAAATTGCTCGTGTATGCGATCCTCGCACTGCTGTAGAAATTGGACGTTGTGATTCAAACATTCCACATTGGATCAATGTCAATGTACCGCATCGTCCTGAAACACACCATGATCAATTGCGAATGGCTGCAAGTATTCGATTTTCTCCCAGCCCCATAGACCAATATGGCAATCTATTACCGCATCTGACATTTTAAAATGCCCGAGTTAACATTCCAAACATCTGGAAATCACAGTATATCTGTGTGCTACGCCAGTGAATATGATGGAGGTGGTACAGTATTTGGCACAAGATATGTAGATGTAATTAAAAAAAAATATCCCAACCGGACTTTCAACAACTGCCTTGATTGGTGCTCTGGCCCAGGGTTCATTGGGTTCAACTTGCTTGATCATGATATTTGTAAAGAATTGCATTTGATAGACTCCCATCAACCAGCAATTGATTATGCAAAAAAAACAATAAGTAATCTGCCAAGTAAACTCAACAACAGTGTAAAAGTTTATCAAATTGACAATTTAAAATTTCTTCCCGCACACATAATGTTTGATTTAGTGGTTGCAAATCCTCCACATTTTCAAACTGAGTTGACACCAAAAATGCAATTGTTGAGTCGCCGTTATGCTGATCAATTAAATGCTGAAGATAAAGAAGCAGTGTTAAAAAAATTCCCAGTCATAGACAACAAAAATTTTAGTAGAATTGCTGTAGACGCAGAGTGGCAAGCTCGTAAAAATTTTTATCAAACTATCAAGTCACATTTGTTGCCCAATGGGGTAATATTAATGCAAGAAAACGCTGCTGGATCCGCAGTAGAAGATTTTGAGTCAATGATTGATTCGTCGGGTCTAGAAATAACTGACGTATTTTTTGACAATGATTATGGAAATTTTATACCAACAATAAAAATTTATTACATAGAGATAAAACACAAACTGTCATGATTACTATATTTGTAGGAGATGTGCATCAATATCTAGCAGATCAGGCTCAGTTACATGATCCAGCGGCCAGATTGGTCACAGAAAAAAACTATAAAAAAATATCAGTCGGGACCTGGTATTGCAGCATAGGAGATTTCAAAGATTTTAAAAAGTTTGTATGTGCGTTACGCCAAGCTGATGAAATAATTTACGCCCCACCTGTTAAATGGTCAGATACAAATACGCAAGTCAACACAGAAAAATATCTATTAGATTTAAAAATACTTGAATTCAAAAATGTAAAAAACACAGATAATTTAAAATGGCCAAAATTGAAAACTTTTTTAGCCTTGGCTGATGACAGAAAAACCGAAGACCCTCAACTGTGGGTTGCAGGATGTAGTATATCGCATGGTATGGGCGTAACTGCTGATCAACGGTATGGGCAATTGATTGCCAATCATCTAAACTTGTCGGTTAGTTTTTTAACTTGTCCGGGGAGTTCAGTTATGTGGGCCGCAGATCAACTCCTTAGATCAGACATCCGGCCTGGAGACACTGTGATCTGGGGTATTACTTCTTTTGAAAGATTTTGCTATTATATTGAAAACCAGTATATTGACAACGTCAGTAAAGATAACCTCCTTACGCATGTTGGCCGGTCTCATTACATGCAAAATCCAAAATTTAATTCAATTGTGCCATTGGATGAATTATTCAGTCAAAATCAAATTTATCAGGCTATTACCAAAATTTATCAAGTTTTAAATTTTTGCGAAAAAATAAAAGTCAAATGTATATTGGCCGGGTTGTTGACAGACCTAACACATTACAGTATAATTGATGATCGTTATATATGTTTAACACAAGAATACAAATGCTATCCACAAGATATGACAAATCGTGATCTTCATCCAGACTCTGCTACACATCAACAATATGCTAGTCAAATACTCAAGAAATTAAATTGCTAAACAACACAAAACTACCGTTGATTCTTCTTGGTTCCAACCACAACATACACTGGTTGGTAGATGTTGCTGTTCGTGCAGGATATGACGTTGTTGGCATTATTGATGACGACTATCACGGGCAAAAACAATTTCAAGATATCCCTGTTGTGGCCACACAAGATGATTTGATCTCTAATCGCCGGATCTACGATGGGTACCAATTTTTTTGTGCTACCAATTGGCAACCTGATGATGTTTTGATTCCAGCACAATCTCGTAACAGACAAAAACGTTTTGAGCTAATCAACCTGCTGGAATCACAGCAATTGAATGTAGCAACAATAATCAGCCCCAGTGCCGAAGTCAGTACCTATCAAGTCAGCATTGGACGTGGCACGTTTATAGATTCTTTTTGTGTGGTATCGCCCATGGACAAAATTGGAAATTATACCAATGTGTACAGTCATGCCAACATTGGAGAAAACACTGTGGTTGGCGATCATTGTGTATTACAACGCCATGTGCAATTGGCAGGCGGAGTTACTCTAGGCAATACAGTTTACATGGGATTCTATAGCCTGGCCAATCGCGCCGGTATGCACATTGCTGATGACACATTTGTGCATCCAAGCATGACTGTGATGCGAGATACGGTGCCGGGAGAAGTGATTAGTCTGGCTGGCCGAGATCTAAGAAAAATTTACAATCGAGTGGTCGAACAGTGACCAACCTGGCACAAATACTGTTTGAAAAAAACGCTGCCAATGCTGACCGTGTGGTGTTTGAAGACAATGAAGAAACTGTTACCTATGCTGAACTAGAGCATCGTGCTCGTCGCTTGGCCACTTGGTTGATCAATCAAGGTATTCAACCAGGCAATCGTGTGAACATTGTGTTGTTGGACAAAATAAACACTGTGGCTGTGTTTTTGGCTGTGACCTTGATCGGAGCCGTGGCTGTGATGAACAATCCTCGCAGTCGCAGAGACAATTTGTTGCAACGTCTTGACTTTGTGGATTGTGCGTTGATCCTGGCAGAACCTGACTTGAACATTGAACATGCTGTAAGTGTAGAACAGGCAGTGGAGGTCAGTGCTGAATTGATACCACTCACAGGATACCACCGCAGTGACTTGAACGACATGGCTTTTATGTTGTGGACATCCGGCACAACAGGACATGCCAAGGCAGTGATGCACACACATCGCAGTTTTCTGCGAAACGTAGAAACAAACTGTGCAAGTTATCCTACCTTGAGCACAGACAAGATAATGTGTACCAGCAAATTGTTTTTTGCATTTGGTATTAACTATTCCTTTATGACCACAATGTGGGTTGGGGCACAGGCATTGTTGGAATCAGGGCTCACGGTGCCCAGTACTGTGCGAGAAAACATTCGACGCTATCAACCCACCAAAATTTACAGTGTGCCTTTTGTGTACAGTCAATTGGTGTCGGACCGGCAGCCTGTTGAAGTGCATGCAAAATGTTTTGCTGCAGGTGATCGCTTACCTCTGGTGCTGATAGATCGCTGGGAAGCCATGACCGGACAACGCATCTACAATATGTTGGGCACCAGTGAAGTGTTAAATTCTATTCTTTACAACCCCAAAGGAACCAGCAGCCTAGGACAAGCCACTCCGGGCAATCGTGTGCGAGTAGTCGATGCAGATGGCATCCTGGCCTCTGTGGGCGAAACAGGATATCTCGAAGTACAGGCACCCACCATTGCCCTGGGCTACTACAAAGACCCTGAATGGACTGGTAAAATTTTCAAAGACTGGGTGGCCACTGGAGATGTTGCATACCAAGATGCCACTGGAGATTTCTATCATCAAGGCCGTGCCACAGACATTATTAAAATTCGTGGACAATATGTAAATCCCGGAGACATTGAAGAAAGTTTGCAGGCTTATCCGGGTGTGTCGCAATCGGCTGTGGTCAGCAGACTGGGCATAAACGACATTGCTATTGTTGAAGCATACGTAGTAGCAGATGGTACAGTGACCCCAAAAGATTTACGAAAATGGATCTTGTCCAAACACGAGAGATACATGTGCCCAAAGATTTTCTATCTAGTTGAAGAACTGCCCAGAACTGACACTGGAAAAGTCCAACGATATCTATTGAGAAAGCAATAGTAAATAAAATCAAAAGGAGACTGCTATGGAACTAGTCAGATACAGAGACGCAGGTATGGCAGCATACACTTGGTTTTATATAAATGAAAACAAGCACATGGTCAGTCCGTTTTTTGATACAGAGCAAGATGCAAAGGTTTGGTTCAACCAAGTTTTTGAAGGTGAATCGGAGCCCAACATCACTGCTTGATTAGTGCTAAATAATCTTATGAGATTTAGCGAATTCCACCCCGTTGACGAAGCAGCCATGAACCCTGCAGCCTTTGCACAGGCTATTGAGCAGGGCCAAGCCAAGGGCGTGTTGGTGGGATTTGAATTTGAAGTTTGCATACCACGTGCCACATTTGCTCAAAACAAAAGCACAGAGCACACCGCAGACACAGTGGCCAATACTATACGGTCATACCGTGTGTTAATTGACATCAATTTTCAGCAAGTCACCCCTGAAGCATGGGATCAAGTGTTTCATTTGCGACAGCCTGTGAACAATTTCTCTAGCATGACCGAAGCCTATCAAGGTTATCAAAACGGTTATCTGGATCGATTACGAGAATTGTATAACAAAATTCCTGAAAAACAACGGTTGAAATACAGTGATAACATACTTGGAATTGCCAAGGACAAAGTAAAAAGACAAGGCTTGAAAAAAACCGATCCTGGTTATGAACTTGCCATACAAAGCGAGTTTGCTGAACTCATGGGACGAACAGTTTACTCAAACAACAACAACAACGCCGCAGAACGTGCAGGACGGGCATTACTGGACGCCAGTCGTCAAGATTGGCGAGGTTTGCTGGAATATACACTGGGTCAGCCAATTAAAGAAATTGAGAAAAATTTTAACCAGTTGTTTGATTACGATGCTGATCAAGCCTATCGGTTGTTGCAGTTAGAAGATTGGGAAGACGACGAATATGGTCAAGAGGTTGAATACCAACAGGCCGCTGAATTTCTAAAACCCATGGTTGAACAGACCATGAGCGCACCGGTACACATATTTCAGGACTATCATCAACATCGTAAAAATCTCACTGACTGGTATATCGAACCCGATGGCAGTTTAAATGCCAACGACGACTACGATGCCACGGCAGAGATTGTGAGCCCACCACTGCCGGCTGCACAGGCTGTGGATGCACTGAAACGTTTTTATGCCATGGCTGGTCAATTGAACTTGTATACCAACAGTTCCACTGGCCTGCACATCAATGTCAGCATACCCGACAAGTTAGACGTGTTGAAATTGGCTGTGTTCACTGGTGATCAACATGTGCTACAGCAGTTTGGTAGACAAGACAGTGACTATGCGGTGAGTAGTCAGCAGGCCATTGCTGGTAGAGTAGCCGGCGGCTCTCCAGTGTTGAAAACCAAGACAGCAAAAACACCAGGGGTTGTAGGGCAACCAAAAACACAAACTACCCTGGATGTCAAATCTCTGCAACGAATTGCACAAGATGCCACAGGTGATCACACCGCATCAATCAGCAACAACGGCAAATACATCAGTTTCCGTCATGCCGGCGGCGATTATCTGCAAGACTACACCAGTGTTTTCAATGTAGTGGGACGTTTTATTCGTGCCATGATCATTGCCTCGGACCCCGCGATGTATGCACAGGAATACCAAACCAAGTTGGCCAAGTTGGCCGGCACCAGTCCTGCTGTGTCACAGAGCACAGTGCCTGCAATGGTACAATATATCCGCACCAATGGCATGCCTGTGATACAGTTGGATGTCATGCGATTTGGCAAGAAAAGAACCCCGTTGAATCTTGCCATGGACGCCATGGATGGTTATAGTGCCATTGCCAACAACAGTGTGATCGTAACTGGTGGCGGCGATGCTACAAGATCTGTGTTGGCCAGCAAAGTACAACGTGAAGAAAGAAAGAAGCAAATTGCAAAGGCACCGGCAGACAGTTTCTTTTCCATGTTGGTGCTGCCACAGAATTTACGTGAAGTTGAGACGTTTTTAAAGATACAGATCAGACGCAATCCAGACACTATTGAAAAACGCGATAGTTGGGAAGATTCGGGTTTGGCTTACTATACCAAGACCACACTGCCTATCACAGATCCCAGAACCCTGGCATTCTTGAAGAGAATCTGGGCTGAACATCAACGCTCAAAACCACAACCAAGGTAAATTGATTGCCTCTTGGTTGACAACCGCTACAAATAAATATATACTGCAAGTTATTGCTGTATGAAGCCGAGAGAAAAGTGTTCTGGACGGGGGTGCGAATCCCCCCAGGTCCACCAAAAGGATAATTATGAAACATAGATATACCGCATTGTGTCCAACCTGTTTTATTAGATTTGAATGGGTGAAGGACAAAGGGTTAACAAAACATAAGTGTCTTTCTGATGGGCCTGCATAGTTTCGACAGGGCAACAAGTAACAGAGTGGACAGCACGGTAGGCGATGACCGTTAATCAAGCAAAAAACGTAAACGCAAACGACGAACTGTTCGCATTGGCAGCCTAAACACTGCCTAGGGTAAGACATACCTCGTAACAGAAACTCAGAACCCGCTTCGGCGGGTTTCTCTTCAATAAATATCTCAATGATAGTTTACATACACGGTGCGTCAGCCACAGCAGAAAGTTTCACACACATTAGACAGTTTGTGCGAGATCACACAGAAGAATCCGATGTTGCATTAGAATACAACAGCGAAGCAGGATTTGAACACAACCTGGCTGCAATGAAAGGCCAGTTGGACGATGAGGAACGACTGTTCTTTGTGAGTCACAGTCTGGGCGGTATCTATGCCCTGCACCTGGCCAACTATTACAGTGAAACCACAGTGGGCGGTGTGAGCCTGAGCACACCCTATGGTGGCAGCAAACAAGCAGACTATGCACGTTACTTCTTGCCGTTCAATCGGCTGATGAAAGACATTGGACCTGCAAGTCGTCCCATGGCCGACGCCAAAAAGTTACCAGCACCCCCAAACTGGACACAAGTTGTCACAACCCGTGGTGCCAGTCCCTGGATACAAGAGCCCAATGATGGTGTGGTCACAATAGAAAGTCAACAATATCGTACGGACTTTGAACTGGTGGAACTTCCGCTAAACCACTACGAAGTTGTGATCAGTAACACCGTGGTCGAAATCATCTTGGATCGCATTGGGCAAGTGCTTGGAAAAAAGTCTTGACACCTTGTCAACAATAATATATACTACACACAAGGAACAACAATGGAAATTGCAATACTTTTACTGTCAGTGGTGTTTGGCGGCGCTATCTTAGTAGCCGGTGCAGCATTCATTATTGCAGTATTAAAATAATACACCGGCGATGGTAGCCCATAAGGTAAGGGCGGTTGCCTCTAAAACAATCGGTAGTGGGTTCGATTCCCATCCATCGCACCAAATTAGGAAATAGAGATGAGCAAAGGTACAAGACCCAGACCCAGCGTGGTCAGCCAACAAGAACTGGCTGCACGCCATGAAGCAATTTTTGGCAAGAAGCCACCAAAGGAACGCTATGTTCCGCCGCCCTTGCCCGCAGAATTGGCAGGACCCAGTTCTTTTGAACAGCAGTTGGGTGTGGCCAAACTTCCACCTGGAAGAACTTGAGTAAATATTTTAAAGGAGATAGTAAAATGAAATAGATTGAATATGCATGTAAAGACTTGGTGTTTCACTTCAACAAAGGACACCTAGCCGATGAGACCATACCAATGTGGGTCGTTAAAGCACATGGCGTCACGTTCTACGTCAATCACGTCACAGCAGATATGCCTTGGAGCACCAAGGAAACCCCTGGCAATGAAAAGACCAAGGGCAGTATCAAATTTAAAAAGTGTAAGTTAACCATTGATCCAGACAACAATGCCACGATCTCACGGTTAGGCATTGCTGATGCTTGGCTGAAGCATCCTGAACGGCGTGCTGGTCGTATCATATTCCCATATGGTGGTAAGATGCATCGTGCATTGAGTGAGGGCGAGTTTGAGCACAGCAAATTCAAGAACGTGGAGGGCAGTTGTGGCAGTTCATTTGTCATCTGTGATTTACGCGACGAGCGTGAACTCACATTTGCTGGTATCAAGTATGCCACCTATTTTCGAATCCTTGCCGCCAACGAGCATTACTATCAAGCCTATGACAGTGACAACACAATTTGGGAACAAGATGAGGAAGAATTGGATGAATAACGCCAGAAAAATGTTGACTTTTTCTTCACTGTCATATATAATACACTATGAACAAGCAACTCGCCCAACTGTCCTTTGAGATACCCTCACATGATTATCGTGAGGCGCTGGCCTATATCTTAAACAGCGGGAGCAGTGGTACCTAAAACAAAAGTACTACTCAAGCAAAAACCCGCTTTCTAGGCGGGTTTTTCTTTTTGTGCTAGACCAATAATGGGATAGATGTTATACTAGAGACTAGTTAGAAAACAGCACAGTCGATCGAGACTAGTTGTAAGGTTCGTTAAAAAGATAATTGTCATATAGCCCCTGTTTAAGTTACAGGGTACTATATGTAAACACGCTTCAGCGGGATAGCCCGTGATGGATAGTTCACTGTTTAGTACAGTATCCGAAGTGTGTTTTCATATAGTAATTTGCACGATTCGTCTATCGGTTAGGACGCTGCCCTTTCAAGGCGGAAAGACGAGTTCGATTCTCGTATCGTGTACCATATAAAAACACACTTTCAATCTGAATTGACAGATACAAACAACCAAGGGGATCCGCTGGGTTCATTCCAGGTGCATCCTGAATTGACAGGAACAAGGTTGTAAGGGGAGCCGAGTGTGTTTCTATATAGTAAGTTTTGGAGACGTGGCAGAGTGGTTGATTGCACCAGACTGTAAATCTGGCCCCTAAAAAGCGCGGTGGTTCGAATCCATCCGTCTCCACCAATTTTGATGTTATAGCCAAGCACCGATAAGGTATCGTGTGTGGACGCACATACTATTCGGGTCCAAGCAGCCGGCGACGGATCCTGACATAACTGCATCGGCTTTGACTGGGAAGCACCCAACGTCTAAATTAGCGTTCTCGGTGCTTGGCTATAACATTTTAGGTCTCAAGGTGTTCACGGACGCACACATGCCTGTCACGCATGAGGAGGGGGATCGTTACCCCCTGGGACCGCCAAGTTTTTGCAGACAGTGGAGAGGCGGGCATCTATTGTGCCTAATACTAGTTGCCGCAGAGGTTCGACTCCTCTGGTCTGCACCCAATATGCGCTAGATTGATATTGCGAGTTGGATTTGAAGCCAAACGCAGACAGGTTTGATTCCTGTTAGGTGCACCAAGTTTATGTCTAGTTGGAAATGAACGCTAGTAGTGAAACAACACCTTGAACAAGTGTTGCGGAGTGAATGCAAGTAGTTGTCCTGACTGTTCAACCCAAGAGGTGTCAAACCCGTAGATTAAGTTCCTACGCTCTCGCTCAAGGGATGTTGCTGTGTCGCAACAGCACTAGACTCCAAGTTTTGCAGACAATAGATAGGGCGGGCGCCCGCAAGAGCGTCTAATACTAGTTGCCGCAGAGGTTCGACTCCTCTGGTCTGCACCAAGTTTTGAGAGTGTCAGCAAGTGAAGTCACGCTGTCTAGGTTTCTTCGAAGGACCAAAACAGTAAAAGGCAAATGGGTTCAACTCCCAGCCACTCGGAAGGGTGGTGTCCGTAACGGGGACTACGCTGGACGGATCCCAAGTGATATCCATCGTGCTCGAGGTCAGGCTAGGCGGCCGGTAAGTCCTGAATAAATCTACGATAAACGCGACGTAGGCTCTCAAATTCAACAATACCGCTTTCGTATAATGAATAATACACTAGGCTACGAACCTTGGAATAGGAGTTTGATTCTCTTAGGCGGTACCATGTAAAAACACTCTCGACTGGACGCAGGATCTGTGAAGGTTGAAAGTGGGTTGATCACCACCAGTAAGCTGGAGATCGAGAGTGTTCCTATATGGTGCAGTTAGTTTAGTGGTAAAACCGCGGGTTGTGATTCCGCTATCACCAGTTCGATCCTGGTACCGCACCCCAGATATGGGAGAGTTGCTAATATTGGCCTAAGGGCTGGACTTATACACCAGTAAGCACCGTCTAGATAAGGCGGCGAATGTGGGTTCGATTCCCACCTCTCCTACCAAGTTAAA